CCTGCCGTACTTGGGGGAGGGTCTAGGACTACCCTAAACCTTCCCTGTGGCTGTATGACGTAAGCATCGCTTGCATCCCAATCACTGTCTGTAGTAGCACTAGGATCATCTGGGAAGAGTGCAGTAACCAGTACGGTAGATGATGTTTTACTCACTACCACACCAGAAGAACTGTCTGTGGTATTATGAACAATATCACCAGGGCTTACGTCACTAAAATCAGCTGCACTATCTGTGAGAGTTGCCTCTCCACTACTAGAACTCTTTGTACCGCCAGATGTCTCGGTCCCTGAAACCATAGAATCAAGGTTAGGATCATCTGTAATACTAAACTTGCTTGGAATAAGAATAGAATCAGTATTATCATAAAGAATGATATCTTCGTATGGCAGCCACTTTATGAAATGATTACTCGTTCCATCATTATACTTAATAAAGAAATCACCACCTCTATCCCTTAAATACAAAGAGAGGAAGTCTGCATTAAGTGTATAACCAGTCTGGTCTGCAACCGTTGTTATTGATTGAGTAGATGTTAACGCATTAGTCTTCCTTGCTACCTCTAATGCACCTTCATTTATATAATCATATACGGTTTTCTCATCAAGAAAGCCTCCATCAGTTTCTTCATCCAGGGCTAACTGCACCCTGTACTTCATCTCTCTTCCATCCATAATTAGCCCTCATATATTACCTTGCCGTTTTCTATATTAACAGGAACTGTCATCATACTGCTTTTAGACCTACCCCTGTCGCTTCTCAATACCTCTACATTTGGGTTCTGCTGTGTGTCTCCCAGTAAAGATGACATATTCTTCCACATAGCCTCTCCTTTACTTCGCGACACATACCCCTTTGCATCTGTTTTTATTCCCATTCGCCTGGCCTCTTCTTTATCCACCTGTATACACGGCTCTGTCATTCTACGTGCCTCTTCATGCGGATCAGCCAGTCCTTTTTCCATCTCTATTCTGGTAAACTGTGCGCTGTTTATTTCAGCAGCAAGCTTATCTCTTTTTTGCCTTAATAAATCCTTCTGGTTTCCAGTAAGCTTAGGCCTGGACTCCTTTATATCTTCGAGCCTCTTCTTTTTCTGCTCATAATCTGCTGTTTGATATGGTATTTCTTCAATAGGAACCTGCTTGTTATCCAACATACTTCCTAGTTTACGTACATCATCTTCTAGTAAATCAATATTCCTTGGTAGTGACCATGCTGGTATAGCGCTTCCCGTATCAAAGTCAGCAAAATATTTATAATCATTATCTGCTACTTTCCCTGCAGGAGCACCATCTATCTGGTTCTCTGCTTCTGTTACAATTTCTTTACATTTCTTCAGGTCTTCAAATTCATTAATATCAACTGATACTTTTTTAGTTACTGTTTTTTTAATCTTTGCCTTTGGCATTTCACTTCTCCTTAAATAGTAGCGGATGAGTGGGGGCAGGATAGCCCTGCCCCCAGTTCCCGTTAGAATTAAAACTTATACATTGTGATGGAAATAACTTCTCCAATCAATGAAACCACCAGCGTGTCGTTCATATACACTTGTCATTAGTGCAAATGTATCAAAGTCCACTGTGTTGTTGGTTTCAGCATCAGCACGTTGTATCCACTTGAAGTTATCCTTCATAGTAGACATATCCAACATACCCCAGCTTGAAGTACTGTAATCACTCAGACGTAGCCAGTTAATAATCTGATACAATCCATGTTGCATGTTAACATTATTATTCTCGCTGTCGAGCTCAAACCTTGTCTTGACTAATTCCTGAGCCTTAAAGTTCAAGTCATCAGGAACCAACAGGCAGTAACTATCTCCAGTGTCAATTCTTTCACCGTTAGCCTGTTTAAACTTCCTCATAAGGATTCTTGTTGCCGCCACTGCAGTTGCAGAGAACGAAGAAGCACCGAGGTTATCAAATCCACTTGAAGTGGAAACGCCTGGAACTTTCGTTGTATGACTGTTACTTGCAAGGGCAACACCCTCTTCCTGACTAGGCATGAAATCAAATGCCGTAGATGTAGCATTACCAAAAATAGCTACAGCATTTTTGTCTCTAACCCTGTAAGCAGAATTGATTAACTGCTTTGAAAGATTAGTAAGGATATCATACTTCAAGTCATCAAACAACTTTCTACTTGCAACTGTTTTAGCTGCATACTCTTTAGATTCAATCTTAGTAGAGTACCCTGGAGTAATACCTAATGTTGTCAACCTACCATTAAAACTAGGTATATCACCAAGTGCAGATACAGATGTCCACTCTTCCCACGCTCTCGTAGAATCAGTGATGATATCAAATATCTGTTCCTTCTTACTGTTTAAATCATTATACTTCCTTGCGTCATCTTCAACTTCACGCAAATCTTCCTGCAGCATCTTTACAAACGCAGGACTTGTTAATGGATTCGCCATCTTCTTTCTCCTATCTAATCAATGTTAAAATCAGTCTACGCCACCAAAGTGTCTTGGTATAAACCTGAATACAGCGTGCTCGCTGCCTGCGTCTCTAAGGTCTAGATGCTCAACCACAATACCCCATCCATCAGTAGTACATGCATCATCATTTTCGATGTATATAGCTTCTGTACCTGTCTGCATTGCACAATGACCTGGAGTTATATTAACCCTTGCAAATGTGTCATCAACTGCAATGTCATGCGGGAATGAATGGTCAACCGTAACTACAGTTGCACTGGTATCATCAGACACCCTATACAAGCCTGCATTTGCACCTGTACGACAATAAGAAGTACAGTTATTAGCCATACCTGTCATATCAGAAGCATTTGCTGTATAACCAAGTCCAGTAGTAGAACCCGTGGTTACAGTCTGTAAGTTAAGAGCACTACCATATGACCCGCTACAAATAGGAGCCTTAATCCTTGTAGTGTTATCTATTAAAGCCACCAATACCAATGGCTGCTTGTCTCCCTTGCTCCACATACCTTCTTGGCCAAAATACTTTCTGGCGTTCTGAGTTGACTGTGTGTCTGATCCGTCAGCTAATCCACTCATACTAATTCTCTGATAAGTAGAATCATAAGTCTGATCTATGTCATTAACGCCAACAATAATACCAGCCAATACAACATTACCAGTGGTATCAAAAGCACCACTAGCCTGACCAGCATTTTCCACGCCACCATCTTGGCTCCATTTTACTAATTGTCCAACATATACAGTATCTGCATTCCCTGAAATAGGAAACCACGAACACTGTTCATCTTTTAAATCTACGACTTCCATAGTTCTTCTCCCTAAACATAGTGTTTAATTAATAATCACCTCGCCAGTTAAGACTGCCACAAAAAGGGCAACCCCCACGTACTGACACCGTGTGGTAATGAACGGGCTCAACAGGATTCCCACTTGAATCAGACCTTATAATAGGTGTTTTTTGTCTAAGAGTTATACCTCCAAGCATCAGACTGGCAGCTGGCTGACCTCCCCCTCTATACTCACTCGGACTATCCGCGCCATTTACTCCAGGCTCAGGATATACCGCAAGGGTCGTTCCTATCTCTTCCCAGGTAGTATCTGCGGTATCAGTCCAACCACCGTCAGAGCTATCCTTGAATGTAGTTCCAGTACCCGCCAGAGCTTCCCTGGCTTGTTGTGTCTGTGTTACTTCTACGGCAAAGTCTTGCAATACAACACCATTAGATGTCGATTCATCTCCTAACGTGTCCCTCTTGTCATTACATGTAAAACTACAATTAAAGCAGTGATAGTAGCGGCCATTATCCTGTTTTGTTTCATCTATAACAGGTAGTGTACGACTATCTCTTGGCCGTCTAGGTTTTCGTGCTTTTGGTTGTCGTCTCGATACTCTCATAACTTCATAGTCCCCGACATTGGAGCTTTATTAGCCATCGCTTTTTTAACAAAACTCTCATCTTTTTTTCTGCGCTTCATATAGGCCTGAACATGCTCATCGTTTAAAGCGGCATTTACATCAGGGTCATTGGACGCTCTACTGGACATAGCGGTAGAGCCGCCAACTGCACCACCTGCCCTTTGTCCTTGAAAGGCAGTTGTTGGATTCTGTGATCTTTTGTACATGTCTTTATAATAATTCCTTTCCGCTATTTCATAATTCCTCTGGGCATCAAGTTTTCCGCTTTCTGAATAACCAGGAAGCCCTTCCATTGTTTTTAAAATAGCCTCATAGGCTTCTTGGCCTTCATCTACCCCCATATCACGAACGGCCTTAGTATAGTCATTTATATATTTTTCCCTTGCAACCTTTTCGTGCTCTTTTGATTCTTTGATTTTTGCCTCTACCAACTGGCCCATTCTCTTTCTATCATCAGCGTCATATCCACTGTCATCAATACCAAAGTCATCTACCTCGCTTAAGCTGCTAACTGGCTGGGATTTCAGTTCAGATATTTTTTCCAGCAACACATTATACCTGTCTTCATTATCCTCTTTGTATGCTTTAAATTCTCTTCCAAGTCTACTATTGCCATCACGGAGGTTCTTGTTTTCTTCTTCTAGTCTAGTTGTATCTGTAACCTCTTCACTAGATTCCGTTACTGGTTCGTTGACTTCTGTCTCGTCAAGTCCATTAAGTTCGTCCATTTCCCATCTCCTTTAAAAAAATCAACCTATTATTTTTCTATTTCTCTTATCTTGCAACTTCTGCATCTTATCAACACCCTTACCATGTGCCTCTATTAGCTTATTCCACCTACTACCTATATACTTACACGCAGTAAATATAGCCCTGTCCTTCTCATCCGCCTCGTCTTTATATATTAATTCAAACTTTTGATCCAACAGCAACACTAAATCGTTAAACAGCACCCTACCCACTTCACTATTAAGGGCTATCATAAATTCAGTTGTCTTCTCTAGGTTCCTAATAGTAGTTGCTTCTATTTGGTCATTAGCTGTCACCTTGCTATATGCGTTATTAAGCACCCATTCCCTCCGTTAATTGAGCCTCTTGCATAGTCTGTTCTATACCTGACTGATTGGTAGATGGTATCCCTCCCCCTCCTTGCGGCGACTGCCCCCCACCGCTCATATTTTCCATAGGCGGCGGCGCCTGTGTATTTGCAAAGAACTTCTTTCGAAATCCTTCAAATTCCTTACCCATTAAAGATGCAACTTCTCCTAATATATAATCAACAGCATCTCTTCTTTCTGGATCATTTGCTATATAGCCTAATATAGCAATCCAGTTTTGCACCTTTGCCTGCCTTGATGCATCATCATTTAAAGAAGCCGATAAAGGCTTATATGTATAATCAAGATACGGATTAAAATATGGAACCTGTTCAAACCCAAGCATATCCATAGCTGTCTGCTCTTTCATATGCCGAGCCGCCATTTGTGTTATAAACCAATATAAGTCACTAAGGCCTGTATTCTCCATTGTCAATGTTCTATAGTTAGACCTTGTATCGCTACGCTGCATCTGGTTAGCAGTTGCGGTCGCTGTAGTAGTAGGGGCTGCTAATTTGCTTTGTGTCTCTGCAGATATGCCAGACGCTTGTTGCATTGCATTCTTATACATAACAATTTGCTGTAAAGCCCCATTAACATCACCTCCAATTTGTACCTCTTGCAACACATTACCGCTTTCTGTTTGCCAGAAGGCTCCAGGCTTCCATTCTAATGATTCATTGTCTGTTATGTCATGTTGGTTACCCTGCATAATAGGAATAGTATGCAATTTAGTTCTGTCATTTTCCATATTAAGGGTGTCATTAATACCAACCTGAAGTTCCTTTAGACACTTACCGTCTCCCATACCGTCATCCTTTGCTGGATGTATATAACAAAGAGCTCTTGTTATAGGTCTATAAGGATTACCCCTGGCATCTATGGTTCTTGCTGGATTATATCCTATTAATATCCTGCGTTGTCCATTTACAGCAAAGGTTATTACCATCTCATGCAGCTCGGCACCCTTTTTCTTCTTCCCGTCTTTCCCTATACCACATTTAACATCAATCGCATTGCCATCTCCATCCCTTTCCTTCACCATCACCCAATGCTTTCCTAGTCTCTGGAGGATAGTCCAGTCCTTTAATGGCGTAGTAGCTGCTTCTGTTTTATTATCCAACCCATGATGAGTAGTCTTATCGCCAATGGCGCCTTTTTTAGGAACAGTAATCGTTGCGCTTCTAAGCTTATCCAGGTTAAAATATTCCATTGTATCTACGCTAGCCTCAAGCTCATCAATAGTAGCATTAAACCTCAGTATAATCCATTTCTTTTCCTGTAAGCTATAAGTATAAGAAGGGTCGGTAAATACATCTCGTGGATCTACTACGTCAAAATCAAAATGATCCTTTAATATAACCTCCCCCATGACATCCTGCTCAGCTAATCGTTCTATTGGGTTTCCATCTGGATCAGAACCGATTCTCTCCTTTACTATATTACTGCCAACCCTTTCTTCTACGGTCTCCTGATCCCACCAGCACCTAAAATATGTAACACCGCAAATATTTTTCATATTAACAGCCCTCATATATTTTTGGTAAAACCATAAATCACGCCTATTAAGGGTTTTATTTATTAAGTCCTTACTTGCTTTTGCCGATCTAATACTCGCATCATCATCACTACCAACATATACCTCTACAAAATCATGTGTCTTGAAATATAATCCAGCCTCTATAGCAGATTGCGTAAGCATCTGTGATAAAAACTCAGGCATATATATATCAGACATCCAATCATAGTTCTTTTCTGTGCGCTCACAATCAAACATATCAAGATAGTCCAGGTAATCTGCATCTGGAATATTATTATTACTCTTCCCAATTACATATTCGCCATCTACAATTAAACCAATTAAAGTATTGGCCTCTTCTTCGCTATATTGTGCCATATATTTTTTCCTTATCTATTTGTCTGATAATATCTCTTGTGTATGTAGTTCCTAGGTTTCTTTGTAAGTTGCTTTCTTGGAGAAAACCTAATATCTTTTATTAAAAACTCAAGAGCAGTACAAAAATGGCTCCACTTAACAGTAGGCTTACCCTTTTCAAGCCGCCATTGTTTTAGAGAATCTGCTGTAAGGGGGCAATCATTTAGCACCCATAAAGTAGGAAGCCTTTTCTCTAGCCCATCTTGATGTATCTTGTTGTTAAATGGCTTCTCACATAAGGTAGCATTTGCAAGCCGCCTTCTTATTTCATCCCTGCCCCTTAAGTTGTGGTCCGTCTTTGATGCAGTGGATTTTGTATTAGCGCTTTCCCACCATCCACCAGTACACTCTTCATTCTTCTTCATCTGGTTAAAATAATGATTCATGTCATCTATTACGCTTCTTGTTGTATTTGATTGCTTTATGCTGGCCAGTGGATCTATAAGACTCATCCTAAATTTCCTGGTTGGACCACTTACATCAGCTATCATCTTACATATAGCCAGTGTATTGTCCCTTTCTGGATCAGGATTTAACTCTGCATATACAAACGCTTCATTATATGGAGATAGATACACAAAGATAATAGCAAGTTTAGTTGTAGGATGCCAATCTTCTGATCTGAAGAATGTGCCAGTCTCAGGAATACCATCTGGAAACACATCACTCCCTTTTCTTATATGTATTCTTGGAACAAATTGTTTATATATCTTACCTGTAACAGCCGCAAATATACCGTATCTACGCATATCAACTAACTGTTTATCATCAAAGCCTGCATACTTTTTATCTATAATTTCTTTTGTTAATAACGGGTTATCATCAGTTGCCATCTGAATAACCGCTATAGATTCTTTGCTATTAGTAAATTCTATTTCAGGAAACTTAGACTTATGTTCACGTAAATAATATTCTCTTATAGCCTTACTCTTATAATAAACCTTAGCGCGTTCATATATACGATCAAAATAATACCCAATAGCATTGTCTTCTGTCGGTGTATATGAGATACACGTATCACCATCTTCTATCAAAAGACGTGCTGGCTGTTCATCGTAGAACGGTTCTGGTGCTAACTCATCAAGCCACAACGCTGTTCGTTTATGACCAGCAACCGACTGCGTAGATTGATTATAAGATACATATTCAATCGTTATATCATCTCCCCCATAAGGATCTCTTATTATCTGTACCTGCCTTCGTGCCGTAATATCCTTCTTTAAAAGGAAAGGAGGTAACCACCTGGTAAACTCTGGATACTGTGTGTTCTTTGTCTCACTAGACCTCTCATTACTATCCTCACTGGACTTAGACTTTTCAACAGGAAGGTTCTGTGACGCAAACCTATATATCTTATGAAGCCTTTCATGCTTGTGTATATCCGCATTACAATGAGGACACTGCTTGCCTTCCAGGCCGCTAAAATATTCCTTTGGGGAAAAGTAATGCCCTCTTTCAATCCCATCTGTACTTAAGCTGTCCTTTAATTTATCTTCGTATATCTTGGCAGTATTACACTTAAAATATACCATATTCTTCCTTGGTACAGGATGCCAGCCAAGTATTCTTAGTACATAGTTATATGCAATAACAGCCGTGCCTCCTGCCTGGTTCCCTTTATTTACAAATATAATATCATAGTCAGCATTAAAAAAAGCATCTGAATGTTTTGTGTGTTTATAGGCATACAGATTCGCAAAATCATTTGCCTCTTTCTTTTGCTGATTTGTAAGCTCTAGCGTCATTAAAGTATTGGCTCCACCACAAAGGACAGTTTAATTGTATCATCTGCATGAAAAGTAGTTGAACTTCTATTTACCAACCCAACA